TGGCTCAACCTCGACAAACCCCTCTGACTGCCAGTTGTCGTCATACAGGTTTTCTTTGCCGTCCACCCACCACTCATAATCAACAGACCAGTTTTTCAGGGAGATTCCGTGCTCACGCTGGTAAAAGTCCATGATGAGTGTCCAGCAGTCATTGCTGCCAATCAGCCACGGGCGGCCCGTGTAGTCGCGGTCAGTACGCGGACTGATAGTGCAGAAGTCACCGTCCGGCCACGACATGATGCCCCACTCCACGCCGGAGAAGTCGCACTGAACCCTGTCATGCTCTGACGGAATAAGCTGCGGCACGTCCGGGTGAGAATGGATAACCATCAGAATGTCGCCCTGTGCCTCTGCTGCCCGCTTATCCTCCGGCGACAGCGTGAAATGCTCGGTCGGCGTTTCACCGATATTCCGGCAGGGGATGTAATTCTGAGTCCGGCCTGACTGGATGACCAGACCGCACGCCTCTTTCGGGTATTCGGCGGCGACGTGTTCACGTATCGCCTCAAGAATCTTTTTGCGCATCGTCATTTACCCTGCAGGTTTGCAGCCGGGAACCCGCCGAACGGCAGCGGCTGGTCGTCACCAAAGCGTGCTTTGCAGTCAGCCATGCGCCCGCCGCAGACATCTTTTGACGGGTCATTAGTGGCCGTGCCGTCTTTAGTGAAATACCGGTTGCCTGCATAATCGCAACCAGTGCCGGTGCGGTACCAGCCACGCATGCACCAGGTACAGACCGGCGTGATCTGGCGTGATGGAAGCTGCAGGCTCTGGATATCGAAGGGTGAGCAGAGCTCGAAATCCACCTGAGCACGCGTCTCGGAGGTTTTCGCATTCACGTAAAACAGCTGAACGCGTTCCTCCTGTGGATTAGCGTTTGGGTTACCCGCCGTCCAGTTTGCCGCATCGAGATACTTTGCCAGCGTGGTGTGGATACGCACCTTCGCTTTCACCATGTCGTCAAACTGCAGACACAGCGCGGTGACATAGTTGCCCACGTTGCCGACCGAAAGCTTTGGCGTTGGCTGTGAACCGGTGCTACTCATCTCCATGCCGGTCAGCTCATACGGGTGAGGATCGTACTCATTGCCCTGCCAGATGATAGAAGGCAGGTTTTCCGCTGCATATGACTGCCAGCCTTCGGTGGGCAGGTTGTACGCATGGAAGCGCAGCACGGTATCAAGCCCGAACGCTGTGCCGTCAATCTCAATCAGCTGGACCAGACTCCCCGGCTCCAGCGCCTGAATGTCCTGGTTAAAACTCATGTTTACTCCGGGCAATAAAAAACCCGGCGCTGCGGCCGGGTTCATTGATTTGATATTTATAAAACAGCATTATTCTCTGATATTAATCACTTGTATGATGATTGTGTTATTACCTTTTTCCCATCTGGCTCAGAGCAAGAAACCAATATTGCACCATCATTCGTCCAAATTTTAACTACGTATAGAACATCTGAATCAACCACTTCCTTGGCTGGATAATTGCCTAATACCTGATTGTAAATGCTCCCTGTATCACTTTTGCACTTATCAAAATTCACACTTTCAATACCTTTAGTAACCGGTGATTCCTGCTCCGGATACTGGCCAGACTGATCCATATCATTCAGCTGTTCTTTAGTATATGTGGTAGCTGCATCAGCCCCAAAAGCCAACAAATTCACCAATAGAATTAACTTCTTCATGTCCCTACCCCAAAAGTAAAAGATAGGATAAATCCTAGTCGCGGTGCATCTCAAAGGGAAGAGGGAAACCAAACTTACTAGGCTGAATAAGCTATCTATGGTGCGAAAGCCTGCTCGAAGGTAAAGCTAATTTCGACAAATCCGCCATTGATAAACTTTGGATTAATCGAATCTCCTTTGACGCGATAAAGCTTTTTCTCACCCCAAGGATTTGTCCACCAGAAAGAGGTGGCAACATGGGTTTTCAGGAACGCACGCACAGTAGCCATAACGTCCACCTGACCGTTACAGCTCAGCGACCAGCTTTCAGCAGCATCGTTGATACCTTTCCCGGCAACCTGTTTGTAACCATCGCCGTACTGCGCCTGAATGGTGGAAACGCTGAGCTGTTCGCTCGCCTGAGTGCGGGTAGCCCAAGTAAATGTATCTGTCGCCATGATCAGCTCCGACCGCTATAGAGTATGCCACCCGGTGAGATTTCCTTCTTCAGCCTGTCCGTAATCGACTGCTGAACGATAGATTTAAGCTGTGAGGCTGCAGCCGAGGTGCCGGTCGCGGATGATTCACCAGCACCGCTTTCCTGCATTATCGTCACCGGTGCGTCGACCTGTATAATGGTATTGCCACCAGGGCGACCACTACCGGATGCTGAGGCGGGTCGTTCCGTAGGGGCGTCGACCAGCCCGCCGCTGGCATAGCCGCGCATCATCCCATAAAGGTTTTCAACGCCAATCCGCTCAGTGGCCTCTTTGGTAAAGACGAACTCACCTTTGTGAACAACGCCAGCGGGATCATATTTGCCACCTTCCCCGGTAAATCCGCCGCCATCGTAAGCCTGAAAGCTTGTACTCATTCCCATGGCACCGGTACTGCCCGCCGTTGCTGTTGCACCTGTGCCCACTGCGCCGACCGCAGCCCCCCCAAAACTCATGAAGGATGACAGCACTGTTTTGGTCAGCAGCGCCTGTGCGGTCATTTCAACAAGACTTTTGATGACGCTTTGCGCCAGCGAGGCAAATAGATTTGAAATGCTTTCCCGGAAAGATTGCGTGCCGGTAAGCAAACCGGTCAGGGAGTTAGTCGTTCTCTCCGCCGCCGTTTCCGCCAGGCTCACGATCCCTTTATTCAGCGTGCTCTGACCGGCATAAAGATTGAGCGCCGCCTGATACTGAGCATCTGCCGAATCCCGTGAGGACTTCTGCATCAGCGCTTCGTACTGCTCCTTATTCAGCCTGCTATTTTCGTAGTAAGCCGTATAAAGACTCTGCTGCTGTACGAGCTGATTCTGGATCTGTGCAACCGGGTCAACCTCTCCGGCTATGTTGAGCTTTGGCGCTGCAGCCTGGCTGGCCTGTGCCTGAATCATCTTCTGAGCAGAATCATTTGCCAGCGTGACGCGGGCTGACTGGTACTCCTGTTCTGTGACCAGGCGGGCGTCATACAGCTCTTTCAGGTTGCGGCTGGCTTCGGTCTCCTGACGGATAATGGCTTTAGCCGGGGAATACTGCTCGGCCAGCTCCTGCCGCTGGCGCTGATAATTAGCCGCACTAAGGGTCAGCACGCGCTGCACTTCTGCCTGACTCACTCCGGCAGCTTTGGCATCTTTCAGGATTTTTTCCTGCGATACCTTTTCCTGAAGATTGATTTTCTCCAGGCTTGAGGCGTGCGCCTGCTCAATCTCGTTGCGAAGCGCAGTGAACTGCTTCAGCGCCTGAGCGCCTTTCTTATCAGCCTTAGCCGGGTCCTCACCGCCCCACGGCGATGCCACTTTACCAGCCTCAGCAGCTGCAGCTGTTGCGGCCTGCACGTCGCTTTTGAGGTTTTTAGCCGAGTCAGCAATGCCCGTTTTCACCAGGAAACGCGCTTTATCGACGTTATCCATGTTGTCTTTCAGCGTTTTCAGGCCGCTGTTTACAGACTCAAGGTCGGCTTCTGCGCGGGTTTTTCCTTTCTCTACACCTGCCAACTGGCCGAAGGGATCGAAGCCTTTGAGGCTGTCCATACGGCTGTCAGCATCCTGAATTTCCTTAATCAGCTGGTTTCTCTGCGTAACCTGATTTTCATACTGGTCCTGCAGGTCGAGCTGCTTCACAGAAAGCTGCTTGTCTGAAAGCTGCATCAGTGCGGCTGTGGTTTCAATCACAGCGCCTTTGAGATCAATCGCTGACTGACGCGCCTGCTTCGCCTGCTCATGGAAATAAAGCAGCGCCGAACCGGCAAGCATCGCAGCACCAACCGGGCCACCGATGAGCGATAGCGCTCCACGCGCCAGGCCGGATGCAACAGAGGCAGCACGGGCCGTAACAGATAATTGTGCATTAGCCGCCGCCAGCCGTTCTGTTGCCGCTGTCTCAGCAATTCTGGACTCACGTATAGTACGGCTCAGTGCAACCTGCTCTTTCTGATAGCCGACGTTGATACCCGCTGCGGCGTTTGCCGCTGTACGCGTCCCCAGATAGCGGGCTTCTTCCTGCGCCTGCTGACGGGTTGCCTGCGCGGCGGCAATGGTCTGCTTCGCCGTCTCTGCCTGCTGCAGCGCATTTCTCCGCACTGCGGCTTCGTTCGCCGCCCAGCCTGAGATGTTTTCGCGAAGCCCTGCTGTGAGCTTGGTGGAGAGAACGGGAATAAGCGTATAGAGCGCGACAGAGGCAACGGCATTAAAATTATCTGAAAGCTTGTTGATGCCTTCGGAAATGACCTGAATACCTGAGCGCAGAGGACCACTACCAGACTGACCGACTTTGATGATCAGCCCTTCAAAGGCGCTGGTCAGCCCCATCAGGTCGCCATTCAGGTTATTTACCCTTATCGCTGCCTGCTCATGCGCCGTCTGAGTCCCGGTCAGGGATTTGGTCAGCTCATCAATTTTGCCGCGATTACCCGTCAGGATTGATGCGGCGTTGATATTCTCCATGCCAAACAGTTTTACGGCCTGCGCAGTAGACAGGTTTTTGCCCGCCAGATTTTCCAGCGCCTTACTGAGCCCTACAACGGACGGCTTGAGGGTTTTATCAGTCCCTTTCTCAAGGCTGAGGATGATGTTGCGCAGCGCGGTACCCGCTTCACCCCCTTTGACTTCACGCGATGCCAGCACCTGAATGGCGGCATTGAGCGTTTCAAAACCGATACCTGCCTGCGCAGCGGCCACGCCTCCATTTTTAATCGCGGCGGCGGTATCGTTAATTTCGGAAGCGCCAAATTTTGCACCAGCAGCCAGGACATTAATATAACGGTCGGCCTGTTCAGCACCGGCACCAAACTGATTCAGTGACAGGGCCAGTGTTCTGGTGGCGTCGGGCAGCGTGCTGCCGCCCGCCTGTGCCAGCAGCAGTGC